ACTGGTTCTTGAAACATAAATTAGGGCGCAAAGAATACGGAAGCCCTGACTTGACTGTGAGCCATGTGACGGGAGTGAACGAAGCAAAGGGATGTTTGACATTTATGGGTCGGCTATTGGCAGGGATACTAAACGCCATCGACCCAAACCACACAGAGAAAGCAAGGAACAACAATCAATTCAATGGATAGCCCTGAAAACACACCAGTTTGGGTGGCGGTAATCGTCACTCTTTTTTCGGCTTTAGGCATCAGAGAGTTGCTTGCCACTTGGCTTAAGCAGAAAGGTTACAACACAAAAACCGACCACGCAAGAATCAGACAGCTTGAAGAAGAAAACCGCAAGCTGCAAGCAGAACTGGCAGAGGTTAAGAGCGAACTAGCGGAAATCAAAGGCATCGTTAAGGCTTGGGCTGCGGCTACCGATGATAACGTCTTAAAGGAGATGGTGCGACAAGCACTAGAATCGTGAGGGAGATTAAGTATATCGTAGTCCACTGCACAGCCACTAGCCAAAGCACAAAGATTGAATCTATTGAGCGGTATTGGCGCGAGCAGTTAGGATGGCGAAGTTCTGGATATCATTTCATCATCGAGAAGGATGGCAACGTAGTGCAGCTTCAAGATGTTGAGAAGCCGACTAACGGGGTAAGGGGTTATAACGCAAACTCAATACACTTGTCATATATTGGTGGCGTTGACAAGAATGGGCTACCAAAAGACAACAGAACAGAAGAGCAAAAGGATCAAATGTACTTGCTAGTACACGCACTAAAGACAGCATATCCAAACGCAGAGATAAAGGGTCACAGAGAGTTCCCGAATGTCAACAAGGCTTGTCCATCATTTGATGTTCAAGAGATTAGAGATGCTATATACTAAATGCGCTATATTCTACTTATATTGCTATTTTCGACTATATCCTGCACCCCGCAGAAGAAACTCGCGAGGCTGTGCAGAAACTACCCTCTGTTGTGCGAGACTACGACAGACACCATCTTTAAGATACGGATGATCCCAAAGTTGGATACCGTGAAGGTGGTAGAACATCAAACACTGATAGACACCTTTGAGGTAACAAACGGCAGAGCGACCACTAGAGTTGTGGTAAAGCGCGACACCGTACTAAAAAGGGATAGCGTACTTGTGACCTTAGAGCAAGTGCCTGACACTATAATTCAAATCAAGGTGAAGGAAGTTGTAAAGTATCGGTCTAAGGATTGGAAGTGGGGATGGATATTTGCAACTGCCTTGCTTTTAATCTTAGGACTATGGCGGCTAACTCGCTAATCAAGAGGCTCTTTTTCGATATAGAAACGAGTCCGTGTGTGGGGTATTTTTGGAGACCAGGCTACAAGGTCAACCTATCCTACGACAACATCCTCGAAGAAAACAAGATTATTTGCATTTGCTATAAGTGGCAGCACGAGGATGAGGTTCATTCCCTGACGTGGGATTTAAAGCAGAATGACAAGAAGATGCTGCAAAAGTTCATCAAGGTAGCAAATAAAGCCGATGAACTTGTAGGTCATAACGGGGATCGGTTCGACTTGAAGTGGGTGAAGACTCGCTGCTTAAAACATGATATCCCTGCATTCCCAAAATACACCACGTTAGACACACTAAAAGCTGCACGGGGTACATTCCTATTCAACTCCAATAGACTTGACTATATCGCTCAATTTCTAGGCGAGGGAGAGAAAACCGAAACGGGTGGCTTTCAGTTGTGGAAGGATGTAATGATGGGAGACAAAGAAGCCCTTGCTAATATGGTTCAATACTGCGAGAATGATGTGGTGATACTTCAAAAGGTATGGGAGCGAATGAAGAACTATGTACCTCACAAGTCGCACATCCGAGTCCACGATGACAGCCCGAAATATGCTTGTCCTGAATGTGGCAACACAAACGTCTACCTAAACAAAACCCGTGCAACTGCAATGGGAACTATACAAAGGGATATGCACTGCAAGACGGGCTGCGGAAAGTACTTTAGAATCAGCAATAAGTCCTATATGGATTTGATTATTGACCGATCCAAAAAGTAGGTCTCAAAAACTTTTTTCAGATTTTTCTTGCCTGTTAAATATTTGGGTTTTATATTTGTACCAACAAAACGAAACAATTATGACAACTGTAACTATCAAAACTGAACTCAAAAAAAGAATGGACCTAGTGCATGACAAAAATTTTGTCAAGAATTGTGCAATAGTTGCTCAAAAATTAGGCTTTACGGCAGACGAGTGGAATAATAATCGAGCGGTGATCTGCCTAATGTTAGCAAATGAAGTTTGTAAATTAATGGAACAGAACTCAGCTTCATAGTAGTTGAGTTTTGTTAATCCATCTCACCCCGTTGCTCACAAGGCGCGGGGTTGTGGTGGTAGAAAGAGATATGAAAATCAACACAAACGAACTAATCAGCACACAACTAGCAGATGCTTTGAAGTGGATGCTAGTAGCAGAGGACTACGACAGAATCGCTAATCAATACGGGCGCAGTGCAGCAAGTCTACGACAGATCGCATACCGAGCGACACCCGTAAGCGAGAACAGTAAAGTAATAGTCATAGAAATGATCCGCACGGCAATAGCCAACGCGAACATGGTAGGACAAACACTGATGCACTATGCTTGAAATGTTAGACGAACTATTTAGCCACTTTAAGATGAGCAACTACATCGAGTATGACCCAAAAACTGAGATAATCACTGCAAGACTGAACGGAGTAGTGCAGAGATTTGACGGGATGCAGGTTTACCTATGGGCAGACCGAACTGGCAGAACATTGCAGGGCAAAGAAATCAAGTACATGGACGGCAACTCTGAGGCTTATGACTTGATAGACCCTGTCCACTTGTCGCAAGACGAGTACTGTTCTCAGATAGACTTTGACGATTTACGAGATTATTTACGAGAGAAATGAAACCAGAAGAACTACAACACTTGTGCGATGAGTACGACATTAAGGTGCGCAGGATAGCTATCCTAGAGCGCGAGATCGAGGAACTAAAACAGGAAACTCGCAACATTTATGAACGAATCAGACACGAAAAATAATGGAACAAACAGATTTTTTACGGCAACTCTACAAAGAGTGCAACCTATCAGAGAGTGATGTGTTCATCATGAAGATGGGCGGCAAGAACATCCCTATCGTAACGCGGTCGGGAATTGAGAAGATCCAAGCGGCAAAGGACATCCCTGTTGTATTTGACCCGATAGTAGTCACACCTGAGTTTGTGGTTATCAAAGCCATTGGGCAGCTAGGCGATGTCACAGTTGAAACCTTTGGCGAAGCATCTCCGCAGAACACCAAGCAAAAGTACCCTGTGGCGATGGCAGAAAAACGCGCTCTAAGTCGTGTGGTGCTAAAGCTAACGGGCATCTATCAACACGGCTATCTAGGCGAGGATGAACTCGACACATCAGAAGAAATTGATGTCAGCGTACTTCTTCGGATGCTTGAAACATCCACCTATGACGATGAGCAGCGAGTAGATGCAAGTTTGCGTATTCAGAACATCGAAACTCAGGAAGAGTACAAGCAATGGTTTGACAGGCTCAACATCAATCAGCTTGACCACAGCGAACAACCAGGCAGCAGAATGAGCCAAACAGACGTTAAGAACAAACTTAGAGAGCAAGGGCTATGAAAACAGCCAAAGCTATCATAGAATGGTACGACACCTACGAACCCGAAACGCACGGGCTAGAACCATTGCAACGGGCAAGGCAACGTCTTTCAGTTTATTGTGTAGGTATAGCAGAGCAGATCCGCGAACTTGAAGCACTTCACAAGGCTGCATACCACGAACGTAAAATAGGCGAATCTGAGGCGTTTCTTTCAGAAGAGGGTACAGGAGTCGAGAGAACGGCAAAAAGCGTTAAAAAGCACCTTAGAATGGCTGAGGCGAAATGTGAGGGTGAGTTACGAGGTGCGCGGATTATGTTGGACACCTATTTTAAGGTGTTGGATAGCATGGCAAGTCAAATAAATGTACTAAACAAACACTAATGGATTACAGCACTTTCATTGAAACAAAAAAGCACACGGGTATGAATTACGGCATCGAGCCTATTGAGATCCCCGATAAGATGTTCGACTATCAAAAGCACGTAACAGAATACGCAATCAAAAAAGGTAGGTGCGCAGTGTTCCTTGATACTGGTCTAGGTAAAACACTAATAGAACTGAGTGTAGCAGACAACTACCGAAAGCACACGAACAAACCTGTGTTAATAATAACGCCGCTTGCAGTTGCTTTTCAGTTTGTTAACGAAGCGGGAAAGTTTGGCATAGACAGCGTGAAGTACTCTAAAGATGGTAGTATAACATCTGAGATAGTCGTGTGCAACTATGAACGACTGAGCAAGTTTGACCCTAAAGATTTTGACTGCGTTATCTTAGATGAGAGCAGCATACTAAAAAACTTTTCAGGTGCAATAAAGCACGATGTTACTACTTTCATGAAGCGTGTGAAGTATCGCTACCTTTTCACGGCAACACCATCACCAAACGACTACATAGAACTCGGCACAAGCTCAGAGGCACTAGGTGGTTTGGGGTACATGGATATGCTAGGTATGTTCTTTGCCAATAACGAGAACAACATAAGACCGCAGGACATAGGCACTAAATTCTACCTAAAACCACACGCGAAAGACCACTTTTTTAATTGGGTGCGCACATGGTCAATCTCTATGCGAAAGCCTAGCGACTTAGGATATAGCGATGAGCGTCACAAATTGCCCGAACTTATTACCAACTACCACAAAGTATATAACGATAAGAATTGGGTTGTAGACGGTCAGTCAATGATGTTTAACATAGTAGCAAAGCGAATGAGCGAGGTCAGGCAAGAGCAAAAAATGACCATTGAAAAGCGTGTTGAACGTGCCGTAGAGCTAAAGGGCAATCACGCACATACTGTGTATTGGTGCAACTTTAATGATGAGGGGGATTTGCTAGAGCAATTAGACAAAGACGCGGTCCAAGTCAAAGGAGGCATGAGCCTCGACAAAAAAGAGGAAATACTACAAGCCTTTGGAAAGGGCGAAATAAAGAACCTCATCACAAAGCCCAAAATAACCGCGTTTGGATTGAATTGGCAGCACTGTAACCACACTGTGTACTTCCCTACTTTCAGCTTTGAACAATATTATCAAGCAATCAGAAGGTTCTGGAGGTTTGGTCAGTGTAACCCTGTGACGGTGGACATGGTGTATAGTGACGGGCAAAAGCGAGTGATACAAGCACTTGACGATAAAATCAAGCGAGCAAATGAATTGTTTGATCTACTGATAAAAGCTACTAACAGCTTTGAGATGACTAAAACAGAATTTAACAAACCAATGAGCAAACCAAAATTTATATGATAAAAAACGAACAGCACACTGATGACTACGCAATCTACAATTCAGATTGTATGTATGTCCTACCACAGCTTGACGCAAAGAGCGTTGATTTAGTGGTGTACTCTCCACCTTTCGCAGGGCTTTACAATTACAGCAGTTCACCAAACGACATGAGCAACTGCGACAATCACGAGCAATTTTTGGAGCAATACAAGTTCCTAGTAAAAGAGATAGGGCGCATCATAAAGCCCGGCAGAATTGTAGCAGTACACTGTCAGGACTTGCTAACTAACGTGACAAAGAACTTTCTTCACGATTTACCTAGTGACATCATAAAGCTACACCTAGATGAGGGCTTCCACTACTGCAACAGGATTACTGTATGGAAAGAGCCACTAAAGGTTAGAATGAGAACAATGGTGCGCAGCCTGATGCACAAGCTAATCGTAGAGGATAGTACGGAATGCTTCACAGCCATGCCCGACTATGTGTTGATATTCAAAAAGGCAGGCGAAAATAAAGTACCCGTCACTCACGACTTTGGAATGACCCACTATGCGGGCGAAACACCTCTACTTCCTGCAATGGAAAAGACATACGGCAAATGGGAAGGGATTTGCAAAAAGTACGAAAATTGGGATGATCCAAAGACTAACAAAAAAAGTCACCTGATTTGGCAGCGATACGCATCAAGCGTATGGGATGACATAAGACCCGACAACGTGTTGAAGTTCAAAGAAGCAAGAGAAGAGGATGATGAAAAGCACGTACACCCTTTGCAGCTTGACATCATTGATAGAATTGTGGACCTATACACAAACGAAGGGGAGGTAGTTTTAACTCCTTTCATGGGTGTGGGATCTGAAGTTTATAGCCCTGTATCAATGAACCGAAAAGGGATAGGTATTGAACTAAAAGAAAGCTACTACAAACAGGCAGTAAAGAACCTGAAGAATGTGAAAAAAAGGAACAAGGATAGACAGTTAAAGCTAGTCTAGTCTTCCTTATATTTGTACTGACCCAATTCTTATCATGCAAACCAAAAACATTAGCCCAACCATTTTGATGCCGTGCATGACGGGGGTCACATCACTATGGGAGGGCTTTTCTTATTTTCGACATGGCTAAAGACCCTGCATTTCTTTTCTACTCATCGGACTTTCTCACGGGAGTTTCTGACCTGACCTTTGAAGAGCGAGGGCAGTACATTACACTCCTTTGTATTCACCATCAAAAGGGTAGGCTTACTCAAAAAATCATAGACATTGCCGTACCA